GAGAACATCGACCACGACCGGCGCATTATCCCGCCTTGTCGCCATGATGTGGCCGAACGCCTTGCCAGGATCGGCCGTCTGCGGTCCCTTCTCAGCATTCAGCGGCGCGTACCAACCGCCGAACCGTGTAGCGATCACTTGCTCGTCTCGACCACCGTCTGCCGGGTCAATCGCCATCGCCGTCATGGCAAAGGCTTTACCACCGTCAGGCGTCCAGCGCCGTTGGGCTTCTTCGATCCATGCCGTTGGGATGACCTGGAAATCGGCATCCTTGAACGTGGTCTTAAAGCCGCCCATCAGCAGCGAGCGGTACGGCTCAGGAAGCGCGTCTAGTTGGCGCTCGTAATCCGTCGCCGCGTAATATGGATTGTCCTTAACCGATGAAGGAATGAAGGTCCGGGACGTTGGCCGAATGATCTTCTCTCGGATCACCCGCACATCATCCGGCCCGTCAACCCATTCGTCCTTGCCGTCCTCGTCCGAGACAACCCAGCGTAGCTCGCCCGGCAATGCAGGGTTAGGATGCTTGGGATCAAGCCACGGGGCGAACATCGTGTTGACCCACAGCCCCTCCGCAGTGAGTGGCGGGTTAGTCGCAAGAACCGTGCGGCATCGCTGCCCAGGGTTTTCAGAACGAACCCAGCCCATCAGGAAGCGGACTTGGCTTTCCGCAAAGTGTGTTGCCTCGTCGATCCCGAGCAGGTCGCGGCCCTGCCCCATTGTGCTTTGCTCGTCACCGACCCGTTGCGCGGCGCGGAAGTTGATAACCTTCGTATCCGAGATTCTTAGCCTTGGCGGGGGCGAACCGTTAAAGCCCTCACGCCCGCCGTGGATTTTAAGCGCGTCGTCAATCAACCGTTCCAGGTCGCCGTATTGCCGGCGCATGACCAGCGAGCGTTCATGCTCGTTGAACGCCAGCCCGAGGATTAGCTGACTCTTGCCGCCACCAGGTTCGCCGCCGAACAGCAGGCAATCGGCCTCGCTAAAATAGGCTTCGGTCTGAGGCCCCGGTGAAGGAACCCACTTGCAGTGCTTGGTCGCGTCTACCGCGACTTCGACAACCGCCTTGCGCTCGTCCTCTGGCATTACGCCTAGCTTGGCGCTGATTTCCTCTAGGAGAGTGAGGGCCATTAGATCGTTGCGTCAATCTGATCGATTTGTAGATGCAGCCTTGCGCAATCGGCCGGATGAATAACCTCGTGCGTCCGATCAAACCGAACCTCATACAGCCAGCCAGGCTCTAGATGCACGCTCACATCGTCGTCCGGCCAGCGCATGACGATATCGGGATGACTCGTGATCGGTAGCTGAAACCGCCGCCAATTCGCCTCCGCAGGCATCCAAGTGTCTATGTGCGGCGCGATTGACTGGCGCGGCATTAGCTCGCGGATCATATGGCGGCCCGGACGCCCGCCTAGTTCGAGATCGGCAATCAACTGCTTTAGTTCTGCCGGGAATGTGTCCGGCTTCACAATGCGGCTGGGCGTTTTGTAAACGTCCGTGCTGCCCTTATTAACCCAAACGAATTGGAGCCGGTCCAGAATGGCAAGGACCGGCCCCAGGTTTACTGGCTTACAAACCTGATAACACTGGCTAGGTGTAAGCCGAGGCACAAGAGCGCCTTACAGGTTATCGAACAGCGTGCCCACGGCGACCACGGTGCCGACCTCATCCGCGCCCGCAATGTAGTTACGAGCCGCATAGACCTTAGACGCAATCGGAATTGCGACGTTCAGCGTGGCGTCGGCGGTTTTCATGTCGTTATCAACCACCGCGCCGCTTGATGCAGTTCCGGTCGTGATAACCAGCACGCCGACCGTGCCGTCAGTCTGTCCGGTCTGGACAAAGTTGCCGCGAACATCGAGGCCGAGCAACTCAGCCGAACCCGCCGTCAGAAGGCCGGCAGCAGCCGCAGCATGGACAACGTAGTTGTTGTAGAACTTCAGGTCGTTATGGGCCGCAGCAGTGATAGCCAGCGCGAGCTGGCCGGCATCCGCAGTGCGGAGATAGTTACGCTCCCAACGGCAGCCGTCTGAGATATTCGCCGCGCCGAGCGTGTAGCAGTTGATGAAGTTGAACGTCGAAGTGGCGTAAAACTCGATATCGAGATACCGCGTATTCGTCGCCGCCGTGGCGTGCAGGACCGCCGTCACCACGTCGCCAATGCCGGCAGTGAATCGGAAGTTCTGCCAGGTGCAATTGGCCGCCGTCACATTGATGCGCGAGTCGGTCGCCGAGAAGGTCAGGACGGGCTTCATCGCACCGCTACCAAGGCCGATGAACGACACGCCAGCCACATCACAGGCAATGCTCGAAACCGTCACGGCCTCAGTATGGCCCGGCATCACGTACACAACGTCGCCATTATTCGCGGTGCATTTATTGATCGCCGCGTCAATGGTGGCGACCGCAGTATCGGGGCTGGTGCCATCCGAGCCGGCAACGCCGCTGTCAACAAAGAATACTTTGCCAATGGGACCGACCGGGTTAAACGCCCCGACCGGGCGGCCGTCGAAAAGAAGGCCGTTCTCGTTATAGCCAAACCGTTTACCGCGAATTGAAGTATAGGTCATCGTAATCGCTCCTTAATTCGTGCTTTTGCTAATTGCTTAGTGGAGTGCCGTTAGACCGAACGGCGGCGGTGTCCGCCTCAAAGCGGAAAAGACTTAAGCGACCTTTCGGCAGTGCAGAATGATCGTGTACGTGTCGCCCGAGGTATGGCCGACCGTGGTCAACTGCACGTCGCCGGTTACGCCAGTGCCGGCGTTATTGATCAGCCCGCCCGGCGGCGATTTGGTGAAATCAAAGCACCCATGCTGGTTCGCCGGGATCAGCCAGGCCACCACATCGGTCGTCGCATCCCACAAAAGCCGAACCGCCATGCCGTCTGTCGCATATTGAATCTTGTCAATCGTGACCGTCGTACATGCTGGCGACAGCGCCGACACGTCGATCTTGGTCACGGCGGCCTCGCCGGTTCCATCCGAGATATTGGTGAGCTTCACCACCAACTCGGACTTGCTCTCAAACATCGTTTGCGTTGCGACGGCATCAGCCATAGCGATGTATCCTTAGTCGTTCTGTGTGGGTTCTAGGCGCAACCGGCCGGTAAGGCGGCTTGCAGCCACGCTTCCATGGCATCGCGCACAAGCGCGTCCAGGTCGATTAGCCTTGGATTGGCACCGGCTAATATCAGGCTTGCGGCGCGGGTTCTGGCCGCCTCGTTGAAACCCGCCCTCAATAAACCCGCATTCCAGACGTTACCGGGACAAATGAACATTATTTGCGCGCCATAGCCTCTAAGACCTTCCGCACGGGAGCGCGGACGCCTTCATGCTTCTTCGAACTGCTCGATAAATGCCGCGCGGTACAGGGCTATAAATTCAGCCCTTCGCCGGCGATACCACGTGCTGCGCGAAATGCCCTGTGCGAGCCATGGTTTGGTGGCTTGCAAGCGCTGATCCCGCATCGCTAGAAGCTGATCAAGCTTAGTCATTTTCCACCTTATCGGGCTTAGCGCGCTGCCCTTTCGCCAGGGCAAATGCTATCCGGCGAGCGGCTTCAATCGGCGATATGTCAGACATCTCGACCGGGCCGCCGTCCTTGCCAGTCAATTCAACCCGGTCCCTGAACATCCCAAGGTGCTTGCCGAGATCGACTAGGGCCGCGCGCTTATCAGCTAGGCGAAACTTAACCCGGCGAACGTCGCGCACATCCTCGCCGCGACCATCCTTAAAATCTTCAACCGTGCACTCAACAAGCGCCGCCGCCTGATCTCGGCTTAATGCGGAGAAATCCAGAACCGGATCGCCATCGGGCCCAACGCGCATATAATCGGCCATATTGGAAAAGCCGATCTTTGCCAGCTCCGCCATTACCCGCTCAATAGTAACCCCGCATTTGTCGGCGGCGACCGTGAGAATTTCCTTCACCCTATTCGAAACCTGTTCATTCCTATTCAGACGGCCGGCATTCCCCTCATTGTGAGAATACCCCGCCAAGACATACGCCTCTGTTGCGGAATGGCCCTTTGCTATCTCTTGGGCGAATAGTTCGTGCTTCGGATTTTTTAGAATTGGCATTTTGCTCTAATGGGCGAGGTTATCTATACCGGCCCCCGCTTCCAGGCCCCAAGGCAGTCTCGCCACCCGGTAAGACCGCCTCCGCACCACTTAGCGTCTATAGCCGCTTAGGCAGGTGCCGCCATTTGGGTTCGATACTACCCATTATGGGATGATAAGATTCGGCCTTGGCGCGATCTTTTCGCGTTATTCCGTCGAACCACTAGCCCCGCATTGCGGATGGAGTGGCGGCCCAGCGCGCTATTTCAAATCTGATTTTGGTGGATACGAAATTCAACCAGACTTCCGTTACAAAGTCAAGTGTGGTTATCCCACGCCTATTGCTCTAGGCCGGTTGAGCGGCATAGTGCGCCGAACGACCTCCGATCCTTCGCTGGCGTTTCCTTTGTCGGCTCGGGGCCGTTGTTAAACTCTGCTGCAACAGCCGCACAAGCCGCCTTCGTCTGAAAATAAATCGGCTGCACATTCACCGCAATGCCGCCAACCAATGGAACGGATTGGCTTAATTGCACGAAGATAAGAACCCATGCTGCACTCACTCTATAATCCCCCACTCCGCACACAGTATGTCCAGCGCATCCCTTGATCGTTGCACCGCACAAGCAACCGCTTGCGGCCTGTTGTTCCAACCCATTTCCCGCCCTGTGTCCTCAAATGATTGCTCCCGGCAGACGATCCTTTCGAGAGTCCATGACCCGACTATCCCAACCTTATCCACAGCTTTTCGATATTGCTGCCGATGAAACGCTTGCGCCTCGGTTCTTGCCATGCCACCCGAACTGCCCTCCCCGCCAAATACCCGGTTCATATCCGCGCTTCCGAAGTTCTCCAATAGGCCGGCGCGATGCCAGTGGGCATAGAATTTCGTTGCGGCGGTGTATTGCTGTGACGTTATCATCCCCCTGGATAGCGCCACGTTGATCGGGCTATCCCGCATGTGCTGACGGCCTAGGTCATCGCGGAATGTGCCCCCTCCCGCCTTCTTGTGGCGTTCTGGCGTAGCCCCGCGCTCGTCCACT